GTAAGTTTTCATATGCTGTCTGCAATCTGTCTAATAGTTCTCTAGCAGTTGCTGCTTTGTTTGCAAGAATACCTATATTTACATTATCATTGAATACTGCATAATGAAGAAGAAAAGATACCACAGTAGTAGATTTACCTGTCTGACGAGGCATCTTACAGATATTAAATCTGTGTTGGTGGAAATTTTTAATTAACTTCTCTTGGAAATGATATGGCTTAAAAGTTTGTAGACCATGATCCAGAGTAACAATCTTTACATAATTATTTGCGAAATAAACTGGATCTTCTTGACATTTTAAAAACTCAAGAACCTGTTCTTCAGTGAACTCAATTGGAGTATTAGCCTTCTTCAGTAAAGGATTGCCAAGATATACATCACTCATATCATTCTCCTTATGTCAGATCATAAAAACTAATAGAACCAATACAATCCGCAGAACCACTAACTGCTCTGACTGCTAAAGTAATAATATCACTCACTTTTGCTTGAGTTCTTCCAAGTTGCAAATCCCAGTTATAATTACTCTCAATATTTAAAGGTGTATCTGATTTATTTGCAGAAGAAACAAAGTCATTCAATATAAAACTTCCACCAGTCATTGTAGTTGCATCAGTATTGAATTGTGCGTTTGGAGTATTTACTGGAGTCCAAGTTAAAGTTCCCCCATTAGATAAAGTTGTATTTCTTACCAAAGCAACCTCTAAAAGTGCCGTTGCTCCAGAACTTCCTAGGAATGCAAAAGATTTTGGAAGAATAATTGAATCTTCTCTTCCTGGTGTGAGACGAATACTTACCAAAGGAACAAATGAAGTTGTTCCGACAGAAACTGTAGTTGTTCTTCTAGCAATATCTCTTTTTACCAATCTCTCATAACCACCATTAGAGATGATAGAGATACAAATCTGCTTCATTGTAGAAGGAGATGTTGTAATTCCAGTATTTAAGATTTCATATCTAACTGGTAGACTTGCAGTAGTCATATATGTACTATCAATATAATTTGCGTGATTAAACTGATGGACATTAATAAACTTTCCATCAATTGCAAATCCACATCTGACTGAACCAGCACCTAACCATTCATACTCAGTATAGAAAATTTGTGCTTTAGATATATCCAACTGAATCCCACTTGGATTGCTTGTGCTAAATCCAGTTCCATCAAGAGTATCTAAATTCCACTCTGATTGTGGTACTGTAATAGTGGTTCCTACTCCAGAAGCTGCAGTTCTCTTAATGATGTTAAGTTGAGAACCGTTTAATTCAAGCATTACACCATTTTCTGATGATGCATATCCGGCTCTTTGAACTAAATTTTCCTTTGCAGGATTGAATACAAATGTTTGAAGAGCTTGTAAGGACTTTCCTGGTTGATATGAAAATACTCTTTTAGTTTCACGAATGTAAGAACATCCTGCAGTTGTTCCAATACCTAATGTTGCAGTGCTTTGTGCAGTAATAATTCCTGCGGTAGAACCTGCACCGAGAATTACATCACTAAAATCTCCATCTTGGGAATATCTGTGAGTAGAATCAAAAATAGTAAAGGGTTGAGATGTCTTTAATCTTCCAAATAAGTCTCCACTAAATCCTTGTCCCAAATCATCATATATTTTTCCGTACCTGTCGGCACGCATATAAACTTCGAAGAGAGTTCTCTCTTGATTTAAATAATCTTGTTCATTCTTATTCCACTGAGCCATTAATCATTCACCCCAAGTTAATCTTTCTGGTTGATATCTCTGTACATTTTTAATTCTTGATGTTTGTGGAGTTGTTGGATAAATGTTATGAACAATCGCTCCAGGATATTCTCCTTGGAGATGTTCTGCAAGTTCATTCTTGTTCATCATTCTACCTTCAACTTCCATCCTATAAATTTTTCCTTCCCAAACTACATCAGCAACAAATGATTCTTTCGACACTTCAGGTTCCGAACTATTAATATAAAGATTTCCATTGAAATCTCCAGAGATATTTACTGACTCTGATAGAAATTGTTTAAAACTTTTCATTTTAGTTACAGTTCCAACGACGAAGGGCTTTATTAATTCTTGAATCTGGATCTCTTGCAGTTTCTGCAGAAGTCAATCTTTTCTTCATTCCTTTCATACGCCGACAAAATGACTTACGACGATCTGCTCTCTTACCAGAAGGATTCTTTTCAGTTACTGCAGTTTGTAGTTTTGAACCTGGATTCTCTCTACGATATGCATCAACTGCTTTCTGACTCAAACCGTCCGTTTTATCTTGACGATTTACTTTTTGCCAATCTTCTACTTGAAGAAACTGCTCACCGGGTTTAATATCCGAAACATAATATGATTGAACTCTAGAACCTGGATAAACTTTTTCAATTTGATCCTGGACTTCTTGGCGATTTGGTTTAGTTGTCTGTGGAAAGAATAATTTAATCATAAAATATTTTCCTCTCCAACTCAAAGTAACAAGAATAATATTTCCAGTTTTCGATGGAATTCTAACCGACTCTCCCATTGGTTTTACATAATTTTTATCTGGTCCTGGTTTCGCAGAACTTCCTCCCATTGGTCTCTTTGGAGAGCATTCGCAAGGTGATTTTCCACATACTTCACATACTTTTTCATTTTCCTCAGAAACTAAAGGATCTGGTTTAATCAAATCAATAACTTCTGCGAATGTATTTCCATTCAAATCTTCAATGGTTTCTTCTTTAACTGACTTCCAACCACCACCTTCTGATTTGTATCCTTTTGCAGCCCAACCATTTGCATATGCTGAAGGATATACATCAAACTTTGCCTTTGCCTTTGCCTTCCATTTAGCCCAGAGTTTTGGATTGGTTGGTTTATTTTCTTCTTCCAAATCTACTTCTTCTGGAACACAATTTGGAACCATTCTATTACCTTTTTTCTTTAAACCTTCTTGTTTATAACCAGTCCAGCAAGGATCATTCTTTGCTTCATCCATAGAACCTTGAACATTATGTTCGCCACTGTCCAGATAATCTGCAGCTGCATCAATATAATCTGCTGCTTTTGTAATTTTTGATTGAACCCATGCCTCAATATTACCCTCTCCCTTCATTTTTGATCTGAGACGCTTTACTGCTCTTTCAATAGTAGAAAGTTCAGATCTTGCCATTGAGTGTTCATGATCTGGTTCTGGTTTTTTAGATTCCGCAACTCCACCAATAGTTACTGCATCCCACATAGCAGGTCCGTATGAGCAATCCATTCTTCTTTCTCTTTTTCTGCACATCGGACAATATCTCATTTCGTTCGATTGTTCTTCGATTTTGTTGGATACCATTTTTGGTTTTCCTCCTTTTCCTGGACGGTCTGCTACTGGATCTTTTTCTCTCTTTCTTCTTACTGCTGCAGCGATTTCATCTTTAGACATTTTCGCTGCCTTTTCTTTTGATAAACATTTTGGCTTTGACTCACCCGGTTCACGAGCACATTTTCCAATTCTTTCTCCTTCTGTGTTGTAGCGATCCCATCCACCACCACCAACACCACCTTCTCCACCAGTTCCAAACCACTTACGAAGATCTTCGTAAGCCATACCTCTTTTAGTATGCTTCAATTCTCCCTTTTGTTTTGCAATCAATTTCTTAGACAATGCTCCAACATTAATATCAATTGGATTTTCATCTGGAGTTTTCTTTTTTGGATTATCATAAACATCCACATCACCATCAGCATCACGATCTACAAATTCTGCAGAAGCGTGATGTACTAATTGTTTCAAATCTAAGTTAGGATCCAACTGGTGTTGTTTTCCTTTTAGATGTGGAGTTTTATGTGAAAACTTTTGATTTTTCATTCAACTGGTTTTGATTTAGTTTCTTCACCTTGGGCTCTTTTTCTTCTCGCTGCACAATGAGCGCGTTGAGAAAATCCTTTTGGATTTGAGCAATCAATACTCTTTTTATATTTATTACTCCACTCTTCTTGAAATTGTTTAAATGTTTTCATTGGTAGATTGCTTTTTGAGTAGTTTAGCTAATTCTGCTGTTGAACCTACAAACAATGCATTTGTAACATTTGTTGGTCCTTTAATACTCTTATCCTCATCTAGATCTTTAAGTTTCTTTTGAAGATCCATGAGTTTATCTGTAGCATCCGCAACATTTTTAATCAATTGACCTGCAACTTCATATGCTCTGGGCATTTCACTTTCTTGTGCAAGTTCAAGAATTCCATTAATTGCTTCCTGTCCTTTTTCAATCAACGAATACAAATTACCTCTAGTATATTCATAATCTTTTTTCACATCTTCTATTGAAGATGCTACTTTTTCTATTGGTTCTACTTGCTTTTCTACAATTTCTCCAGAAACATTAAATGTCTCGTTTAGGTCATCAAATTTTTTTGTCATTTTCATGAGAATCCGCCACTAAATCCAAAATCATCTCCAACTTCAATTAGTTGATCATCATCACTTGTTATTCTCTTAACATCTGCACCAGAAACATGATTGGATACTGCTGTTTGATCGGATCCTCTTATAACGGTAAGAACATTTCCAGATTTTGAATCTACATACATCTCTTCATTGTCAATAACAATATATGTGTTTTCTGGAATTGATGATGCATCTCCTACAGTAATTTGAGTTTCGGACAATCCAATGTCTCCAACAATATTAGTTGTAACGGTTCCAGTATAATTTTTAATAGCTCTTGGTTCTGCAGAATATGTAAGGTCTCTTGCTCCAGCTTTTGAATCTGCTCCAGAGGAAGATGCGGCAATAAATCCGACAGAAACTTTTTTAATAATATCTGAAGATGCAGAAAGTACGGGTCCAAACAAATATGTTTTTGCTGTAAATCTTAGGGTATAAATTAATGCTCTTCTAGTACTAAAATCACCCTCATAATCATCATTCATTGTAATACCATCAAGAACAATTGGAATATCTCTCTTTTCTCCAATTTCCTCAATGAGGTTTACTGACATATTGTATGATGGTTGAAAATATGGCAATATTTGCTCTACAATTTGTAGCATGTCATCATTCAATTTGGTCATAATACTCAGTTCAAATTGCATATTATATGGAACTGGCATGTATGCCTTTTTTTCCTGAGTTTTGTTTGAAGTTGGCGCTGTTATAAATGTTTGAGTTTGTGTTACTTTTCTCTGAGGATCATAACTTAAACCAATAAATTCAAATGACATCCTGGGCAAATTTATTTGCACCGGTTTATTTAAATCTGGAGACTGTTCAAGTCTTGCCAAAAACTTTTGTGTTGGTCCATATGCTAAAGGGACCTTAATAACACTAACAACTTCGTCAGAATTATTTGTGTGTTTAATTGAAATATTATTGAACAAAGAACCAAAAGAAATTACAGTCCTTCTTAATATCTCATGATAGAAATATTCAAACATTTTAAAATTTTTTGTAAAGTACTTAACAAAACCTTAGTGTTATTTATGTTTCAAGGCATACCAAAAGGATTTGTTTCAGAAAAATCGATAATTTGGTCCGCTTCTTCCTCTATTATATCATTTTGTGCATATGGATCATTGATATCATCTACATTTATAAATCTTAAAGCCCTACTTGCACTACTTGCAGTTCCAACAATGTTTTCTCCGGTTACAAATGCTCCGGAAATAACAGAAACTTCTAAAACATTTGTTATCGCGTTCCAAGTTTTTACTCTTGCAGTTGATCCACTTATTGATCCGGTAACAATTTCATTGAAAGTATAAGTTCCCGTATTTCCACTACCAACTATTGGGGATCCGATGGTTATAGTCGGTGCAACTGTATATCCAACACCAGCATCAACAACTCTTATAGATGTAATTGTTCCAGCAGCACTCACAACAGCGAATGCAGAAGCCGTTGTTCCTATTCCTGGAGAACTAATAGTTACAATTGGAGAAGATGCATAACCAGACCCACCATTGGTGATAGTTATTATTCCAATAACACCATCCGCAATTTCTGTGGTAGCTGCAGCACCAACTCCTCCCCCTCCAATAAATGAAACTCCTGGAGCAACAGTATAACCATATCCGGGATTTATTATTTCAACACCTTGTATTTTATCTGATGTAACGCCGTTACAATCAATGATTCCAGAAATCATGGTAGCTACGCCAACAGCGGTTAAACCTCCTATTGGAGCAGAGGAAATTGCAACTCTTGGTACGGATGTATAACCACTTCCCCTATTTGTAAGAGTAATTTTTCTTACTCCACCATTTACTATTCCTGTGATTGCAGTTGCAGTAGTCGCAGATCCTACAAGTGTTAATGTTTGGATATAACCTTGATCTACGATATTATCGTCAATTTCTTCAATATTTGTATCAATAATTTCATCTTCATATCTAAAGAGCTCACATGTCAACTGATAAACATAGTTTTTTTGTAATTGATAAAATGGTTTTTCATGTTCAACATACTTAATTTCAAATAATCTATCGCCCAATGGGAAGTAAATTAAATCACCCTCTTTTGGTCTTGATGAAAGTTTAATATTTGGAATATTTTTAATGAGAGGGGATATATAGGTTTCAAATCTCTCTCTTGATATTGTCAAAATCAAATCATCCATTTCTTGAATGCCAAATTTTGACATCAATGTTCCTAACCCATTATACCCCTCATAGGTATCAACATATGCCTCAATCGGATATGCATTATCAAATTTAGATTCTATAACTTCCTTTATTATTACTTTTTCTGTAACATATTGTCTAGGTAAATAATAAACTTCAACTCCATACATCCTCAACTGTTCGTTGATCAAGTCTTGTATTAATCCTTGTTCTGTCTTTGAACCTTGTTGAAAAAATGGATTAAGCATATTATTAACCGATCATGTCTAGAGGTGGAAGTTCATAAGTATTCGACATTTTTTCCATGATCATATCAATTTCTTTCTGAGCATCATCATATATTTGTCTACCATTTAACTCTACGCCACCAGGAAGTTTTACTCCCTGGAATTTGATGAGATTTTGTCCCCATTGGCGTTTTATGAGTGCTGTCAAATATGGTTTAAGGAAAGAATCATTCCAAACCCTAGCAAAATCATTTGGATCTAATGTCCTGTAACAATCAATGATCAGATAATCATTAACATTGACACTACCCCAGTCAATATCGAGATATAATCTATCCATTCTTTGGTTAAAACGAATTTGCTTTTGAGTTGTCAAAAGAAAATCCATATCTTCGAGATAAGTTTTGACCATTGCATAAGTCAAAAGTTCTGTTGATCCCCAATAATAAATATCATTTAAAAATAATTGATATTTTACACTAAACATATTATTCGTGACAGTGTTAGTTCCATCGAAGTGAAGAACTTTTGTCACACCAATAACTGAAGGTGGTACTTGTAAGTAATTACTACTTTCCTTGTAATCAAATGTTACTGTGGATCCATTTATGGTTGTTGATGCTGTTGATGTAACTATTCCTGCACTTGGATTATTTCCATTAGGAGCCCTTCCCCTATCAATATCATCCTGTGTTATTTGATATTTTAAGTACATTTGAGAGACACCATCAAAATGCCTCTCTTGAAAAAATTGTATCGCATCATCTACCAGATCATCTATCTGCTCATCTGCAACATTAATTTCTAAAACTGGCGCACCCAGTTTTCTTTTGCAGTAATCTATTAGTTCTTGTCTAGAAGAAGGTTGCGCCATTTATTTAATACCTCTTGAAATTATTTATGATTTGATTGTGAGAGCATATCCAACAATACTTCTTGCTGTTTCATGTACAACTTCATGTAAGATTTGCTTATGTTTTTCAATTCTTCCACATCATCTATAGAATCTATTTCTATACAAGCTTTGGCATATTCAAAATTTTTGGACAGATCATTTAATTTTATCGAATCAGGATCCATTTGATAATCTCCTAAGTAACATTTTTATTTCACTCAAATCATCTTTAACTTCACTGATCTGATTCTCTAGATTTTCAATCCTTTGCTTTTCATTTGTTGCTGAATTTTTTCTAGCAAGATATGCATTATATTCTTGTTCATTTGTGTTAATGATGGCGTTTGTCCTCATATCTCGGGCGAGATTTCTCTCGCCCTCTACAGGTATTAAGTTCATCTTATGCTAAAGCAATCGCTCTCAAATCTTGGATAATTGGTGGATATGCCTGATTTGTTGAAGTGAGAATCAATTTAACTCTAAAGATTTTAAAGTTGGGTAGATTATCATCAGAAAACTCATACTCAACAAAAGAATTTGGAGTTGGTAAGAACTCATATGATGAATTCTTAGGAGTCAATGTATCTGGCAGTCCACTGCTTTCAGCTGGATTTATTTTTCTACCTACAGAATCTATATTTCCATATCCTGGGAAAGGAATGAAAATCGGATCTTCATTTATATCATTTTGAATTGAGTAGAATGCTCTAATATCATTAGATTCATGAATTGAACCTGATACTAGTAATTTTACTGCTGTTGCTGGATTCTTAAGGGATATTGGATTTGAAATATAGATGCAAGAATTTGGATCATCATAATAAGTGTTAACTCTTGGATCCGTAGTGTAATCTGATACTGGATTGTTAATCCTATTGGTTGTAAAGATAACACTTGTCTTGTTCAAGTCCACGCATGGAGATACTTTGGAATTGGAAGACACCAAGTTAATATTCATCGTGAATGACTTATTTCCTGGTAGAGAAGTTAGTCTAGAATCTTCATTTACTTTTGAAGCAACTATTCGAGGAGAATCAAAGTATGCTGATTGATTTACAAGTGAAATTGACTGGAATCCCTTATCCTCATATGGAGACTCATTTCCATCAATACTTTGTCCAGAGACAGTTCTTACTGATGCCGAAGTTGCAGTAAACTTAGGAGAAATAACTCCAAAATTAGGTGTAATTAAATCAAATGTGACATTGTATGTTGCATTCACTTCTTTTTCTCCAAATTTGCCATTTTGGGTGAAGAATAGTTTTGGAAGACCAGAACCAGTTTGCCTATCTGTAGTGTTTGTTCCAGAAGACATATCCACCTTTACATGATAGTAATCGAGACCTATTGGGTCAGTAACTGTAGCATCACTTAATGTATGTGTCTTGTTGATTCTTAATAGAGAAACACCATTCAATTCATACTTATAAACTAGGTCTCCAGTATTGTATGAGAAGGCCTTGGTTCCATCAATTTCTCTAGTTATTCCTGTTAATGAATTTCCAGATACTCCAGTGTATTTGATAATCTCATTAGAAATGAGGACATAACCTGGATTAGTGCTTCCAACACTAACTCCTTCAAATGTTGAGAAGTTTGCTGAGTTTGATAGAACAATATCTGATGTTGACGATGAAGAATAGTTAGTAGCAAGTGTTGTTGGACTTACGCTTGATTTTGCTCCTGTTATTACGACTTGGTTTACATCAGAATGCATACCATGATTTCTATGGAGAACTTTTGCATGTAAACCATCAAACACAATTTCTTCCGGTGAAGATAGCGTTACATTTCCACCGAATCCTCCATTTAGGTTTGTTGTTATTCCAGAATTGTTAACATATTGGATAGTATATCCAGCACCAACAACAAATTCTCCTTGAACATCGGTTACAATAAGTTCATTTATGCCATTCAATTCCGAAACACTCAATCTTAGGTTTCTTCCTACTGAAGATATACCAATTGATGATACTGTTAGTACATCTCCAACAGAATAACCAGTTCCTCCATTTCGGATAGTTGCAGCTACTGCAACTCCATTGCTTATTGTAATATTTGCTGTTGCATTTCTTCCAGAACTCTCTACATTAGTCAATGTTAGATTATTGAAAGTTTGTGAACCACTTGACGGAGTATATCCAATGCCACTATTAATTATAGTTAGATCTCCCTTTGCAGTTCCTGCTGTTCCTACAAGATTTCCTTGAGCACCAGAAGTTAACTGGAGAATTGTATTACCACTGGTAAGATTCGTATCTCTTACAGTGGTTCCAATTCCAATTCTAACAGTTTTTGAATCAATATCAAAAGGATCTGAAGTCAATCTAGATACATCTGTTGGTAGAGAAGGGTTGAAGAACAGTACTGAACCACTTTCTACGAAATCGGCTCTATACAGTTTAAACTTGAGGTCTTCATATTGACTTGGATCCCATGTTGAAGCATTTTGCGACTTGAATAGTGATCCAAGTAATGGTTGGGTTGAAACTAAAACTTGAGTACTTTGATTATTTAAAGTTTGTACATCAAATTCGCCAAGTCTAGAAATCCAAACTGTATATTCTGTTGAATCTGAAAGAAGAACTAATGCATATTCTTTTTGAGATTCTAGATAAACAGGTGCTTCAAATTCAATTGTTGTAGCCACTGATGCATCTTCAGATGTTTGAATTTGATCTGGGTAAACAGTAACATCGGTAAATGGTACTATCTTCTTAGTAGGAATTCCTAAATTAACTTCACTAATATAAAATTCAACTGGAAGGGTTGTATCTTTAGTCCTAAAGAATACATCGACTTTAGTTAAGAAAACACCAGTTGCATCACTAACTAGGAAAGATTGTGCAAGAGGATCTCTATAACCAGTGCTTGTTGATGTATTTGCACTTACTACTTCACTACTTGTAATATCAAAAGATGTTGTGCTTGATGCTCTTGCGGTGTCAGAATCTGATGTTGATGATGTTAAAGTTCTAGTTTGTGTGAAATCTTCAAAGCTTGTTCTTGCATTTCTTAATGATAATGTAACTTCCTGAGTGTTATCAATATCACCTTGAGAATAGAAGATTTCCTCTGCAACTGTCGTTACTACTCCAGGAATTTTTGAATTTGATGAACTACTTGTTAATCTGAATACAGATCTACCTGTTTCGAAAATTGGATTTCCCGATATGCTTCCATTCGGAACAAAGAATGAACCGAGTAAAACTCCTTGATAATCTGTGATTAGTCTGTTTTCAGTGATCGTTGCTTGAGCACCACTGGTTTGACCTCTCAATATCATTCCAGGTTTAATATTTCCAAAATACTGTGGTTGAGTATCATTCTGCAAACTAAAAGTATCGATGTTCAGAATATTGCTTGTTGATGAGTAAATTGGAGGTACTGTGTTATTTCTATCGTATGGGTTATTAGAATAAAAAACTGTTGGCGAATTATATGGACCATACTTGTGGTTTGACACCGCAACTCTGAATCTAATAGATGTTGAAGAACTTACATCTGATCTATCTTCAAGTGAAGTTCTCTGCGAAACTGGCATTATACCAATTACATCTTCACCAACTTGGAAAGTCCCAGATAACATGGAAATTTCCAGTAGTTTTGGAATACAGTACTCGTTAACATCAACATCATCAAAGAATGCAAACAATTGGGTATTTGGCTTCAATCTAGAAGCATTGAATTCTATATTTCTAGAACGCTGGAATGTGATAATATCACGACTTACGATTCTATCACCAAGAGATTCTGTGTCTATCTGTTCACGAACAGTTCTTCTCTCTCCAGTTCTCTGTTGATCTAAATTAGTAGTCAAACTTACAGAACCTGAGATCTCCAGATCAGTTCTTTGAGTTACTGTTGTTGTTCTATCTCTAGTTGTCAAACTTGTAGTTGTTGTTTCTGTAGGAATTCCTCTATTCTTTTGGAATCCTCCAGTATCTCTAGTTGTACTAGAACTTGTTGTTCTTTGATTTGAGAAGTTTGTATTGGTAGATGAAGATGTATTCAACGATGCATCTAAGTCCAATCTAATTCTTTGTCTTATTCCTGTAGTTTCCCAGGATTGCCATATGATTGGACTGATTCCTAAACGAGATCCATCTGCCGTTGTTGTAACTTCTGCTCTCATTGCTTCGGCAACACCAAGGAAGCTTCCTTCCATCTGAACATCTCTGAGTTCTAGACGATTTACATCAATCCACACATCAGTATCTGGTTCTAGTTTTATACTACCAGTCCACAATTGAACTAAGAAAGGAGTTACATTTTCAACTCTTGTTGCATATGGTTGCTCCAACCAAGAAACATCTTCATAATCAAGTGTTATTACACTTCCGGATTTTTTAATATTAGTCCCTACAAGATCATTAATAAATCTTTGATCTTGATTTTGTACGCTAGTTGAAGCCAATCCAACAATAGAACTTGAACCAACTTCAAGAGATAATTGTGTAGTATAATGTGAAGGTCTTAATTGTCCATTTTGCAAGTCAACACTATTTTTTACACCTACTTTATTATCTTGAGTTCCAGCAGAAGAGAAGTTATCAATAAAGAATCCTGACTTAAATCTATTTTGACCATTTGCATCAGAAATAAACAAGTTGGAAGTATTATTTTCCAGGAGTGATAATGAAGTGTAGTACTCAAGATTCTTAATTCTATTCTCAAGTTTAAAGATATCAGTCATCTGATATCTCTTATGCTCAACATAGTCTATTTTAATATTTTTAGTATCATAAACATATGGTGGAATTGCAATATTTGCAACATTTAATGCACCAGAAACTTCCTCTGGAATTTGTGGTGTGTCTGATGGAGCACCATATTTTACTTGGAATACGCCATCTTTTGTTAGATAAATTCTATCTATTCTAGGTAAGTAATAATTGAATGATAGAGTTTCTGATTCATCAGATGCAAAAACATATTTTGAACTATGGTTTCCATTTGCAAAACTTCTACCATCAAATTCAAATGGTGATCTTGCTCCTTCAGAAACTATGAAGTTATTAACTCTTGGTCTAACATCAATAACATCAGTATTTCTAAATCCATTAACAGATCCTATCTCAGTTGCATAATTGAAAGATTCGTAAGAATTTGCTACAGTAATATCACCATTATCTGAAGAATCATAGTAACCATATGAGAAAACTACTTTTATTTTTCTTGTAGGTTCTTTCTTATTTGGTAATCTTCTTATATTTGAGTAATCGTAGTGGGTTAGTTTTTGACCTTTATCTAAGACAAAGTTATTAGAAACATTTTTACTTCCTAAAGATATCAAGGAAACAATACCATTTACTCCAGATTCTTTAAAACTAATAACCTCTCCTTCTTGGAAAGATGATGAATTTAGATATATGAAAGAAATCTGACCACTATCAACTCTTTCCGCATATAGTCCTTTAGCTCCAGATACTGTTCCCGTGAAAGTTTCTCCAATAATCAAATCATCTGTTTTGGATGTTGGCCCATCCATCGAACCTATGGTTATCTTTGATAGAGTTGGGTCTGAAGTATCATTTGATTCGAAAATTCCATAAACATCAACTACATCGGGAACATTTAAACAAATTCTTTCATCTTGAACTCTTGTTCCAAAAGGATAGTTTCCATATGACAGTCCATCATTGGTAGTTGTAGATCCAATTCCAGAATAATCATACTTAGATTTATCTACTATCAATGTGCTTATTCTTTGCTTTCTCTTAGATTTTGAAGTTACATTTGATTTTCTAAGAGTGGCTATTAATCTGCCAGTGGTATTTGAGCCGAGACCATTAATTGTTAATTGGTTTGCACCAGAGTTAAATTGAAACTTATCGGGGGTTAGAATTTCTGTACTACCATCAGATCTTGTTAGAACATATCTTTCTTCATCAAAAGGTAAAAATACTTCATCAGTTCCAGATTGAACAGTGTTGGTGGAATTGTCAGTAATTGTTACATCATACTGTTTTCTAATAATAATAGTAGATCCACTTAAATCTACTGATTCTACATTGACTTTTGGTAGAGGCTCGAACAAACTTGACTCTACAACATTATTTGATTTTTGTAGGTATGAATTTACCAGTGTGAAATCATTGACTGTTATTTGTGATTGTGGAAGTTGACCATCACAAACTCCTGTTACTGTAGTCAATCCAGATACTACTATAGAGTTAGTAAAAACTTGATCTATCTTAGCAAAAGATTTTACCGAAAATTCTGGTCTTGTGTATTGTACAATATTTCCAGTAGTTACAATTCCTGGGAATGAAACAAGTGGACTTGTAACAGTCGAAATACCACCAGATTCTGCAGTGATTGTTACATTGCCAATAACTGTAGATGGAGTTTGAATTACATCGGAGTTAAATGTATTTCCGGATCCAACAATACCATAAAGTGATTTTACATCAGAAATACTATAATCAGTATAACCAGTGCTTACTCTTGTTTCTGTAGTGCCATCAAAAATTAACTTCTCACCATTGATAAAGTTTCCTGAAATCTGATATACTGTCAATGCAATTCCAGCACTAACTGCATTCTTAAGGAAAGCAGTTGCTCCACTCGAATTTCCTTTAACATATGTCGGAATAGTTAGAGTAATGGGCTCATTAATTGTCAAATCACCATATGTTTGAACATCAAATAATGAAATATCCCAACGATTGAGTGCTTGGTTATCAAATTCATAAGATCCTGATTCTAAAGCAAAATCATAAACTCTGGCAATACCAATCTCCTTTCCTGAAGGAGAAGTTGAATTAATACCAATTCTAGAATTTCTTAAACTTATCGTGGTTGATGTATTGATTCCGAGTGAAGGGGAACCATGAACATTATTTACAACTAATGTTGAACCAAAGTTAAAATTAACTGCTTGATTCTCAATAGTTCTAGTTGATCTAGTTTTTGGAACATCCAAAAATGCTGGTGCTAAAGTTTCTACCTCATAACCACGAATATATGCCTTTCCTGGGGATATTTTATATACCATCAAATCTTCTGATGGTGTTAGACCACTAGAAGTTAATTGATTCTCTTTGTAGATACCATCATTGCCTTCGCCATCATTTAAACTTTCTCTCACATAAAGATTAAATGCCTTGATATAATAATCTCCAGATTCATCAAATGTTCTTCTTGCAAGTTCATTTGATAGGAGATTGTAATCAGTATTATTGTTTATCTTTACAAGAATTCCATTTTCAACTCTTGCAAGTTCTACAAATCCTGGACTATCGTAAAGATCTACTGGTTTTTTAGCTAGAGATGCAGTTATTTTTAATCTATCTGCACCTGGAGCAGCATAGTTATTGAATCCATTTGCATTATCATTTAAATATGGATCTAAGTCAGCAGATATTACTTCTTCTACTACATCCAGTCCAACTCTGTAACTTGGATTTGTTGAATATTGATCTAAAAGTAAAATTTCATCCTTTACATCTACAAAATATCCTCTTAGGAAATAAACGCCAGCACTCAGAGCAAAAGCAGTTCCTCTGCCTGTTGCATTTGAAGCAACGGTTCTAGCAAAACCTTCGTTAGCTGCAATAAAAGTAGAACCAAAAGAAATTGGTTCTTCGGAAACTAAATTTTCACCGTCATTAAACTGAGAATTTGTGAAATTATTTGAATCAGAGTCAATTAAATCGACATATAGAGTATAAGTTCCTCTTTCAGATTCTGTCTTACTTAGTACCTTTTTAACTATGCCAACAACTCCGGATACTTCTCCCCTTACTCTCTTTCCAACCAATTCATTAATATAAAGTTCAATCGGAATTCCTAAAAAGTTATCTTCCAGTTGAACATAGTAAAATGGATTTATGTAAGAAAGAGATCCGGGAATAACCTTTGCACCCTCCTTGAAAAAATGAGTACCAAATTGCTCTACTTGGTTCTGTAATATTGACTGAAGAGTTGTGAGTTCTCTTGCTTGGACTGGAAATCCTGGCTTAAAAAGAACTTTATAGTAATTATTATCCCTACCACCAATTACTGGTTCATTGTAGTCATCGAAATATGGTGCTACATTGAGATTAGTTTCTTGAGACATAATTCCTTAGAATTGCAAAATGACTTTGATATCTTCTTTTTGGTTTGATGATCTAGTAATTGATGGTCTATTATCAACATAAACGATGTTTCCAGAGTATTTTTGAACTTCTGGTTGTGAAACACCCTTAACAAATTGTTGACCCAAATAGTAGGTCCTACTATTTATTATGGTACTAATACCTGGATTGCTAGAACTTCCAAATGTTGTTTGAATTGCAAGGGTTGCACTTCCACCTAGAATATTTAAAGATCCTCCACTGCCAATATTGGCGGTAAATCTATGTAAGGTAAAACCATATGTTGGTGAAGAATTTTGTGTTCCATTGGTATTGAAACCAACATGATATCTGTCTTGCCAATATTTTAGAACGCCAGTATTTTGATCATATGAAATAACTCTACCAAATGCGGTTGATCCTACTCCAATTGTTTGAGTTATCTGAGTATCTGAATTGAAAACTACGGAACTATAACCAATACCAGTTAACTTTAGGGCATAAACTGCGCTTGCCTTATCTAATGTTAAAATACTGTCTGAGTTATAGCTAAGAGGACTTTCTACAATACCAACTCTTGCTATTTGGTTTCCTGTGATAAAATCTGGATTATCAGTATCGTTTTCAATTCTTGAATATAAAAGAACATTGTATGCACCAAGTTCTTTATAAATATCTGACCCATGGCCTCCTTGTGGAGGAATAATCACATTAAATGTTGGTAAAGTTGATCCAGTTGGAACATTTCCAGAAACTAGATCTAAAGTTCCAAATGTATATCCAGAACCACCATTTGAAACAGTTACACTTTCTACCTTGGAGTCATTATTGATAACGATGGTTGCTTCTGC